ATCAATATCTTAAATGTTGTTAAAATGATCAGAAGGGAATATCCGAGTCCATATCATCAAACTCCTGGTTTGATTTTTGTGGTGATCTATTTTTATCTTGCGACGCTGGTTTATTATTTGGCATATTCTGGTCGGAACCATCATGCTTACCGCCTAACATTTGCATTACGTCACCCTTGATATCAGTAGCATATTTTTCAATTCCATCTTTATCAGTATATTTTCTTGTGCGAAGGCTACCTTCTACATATACCGAAGATCCTTTTTTTAAATATTGACCGGCTATCTCTGCTAATTTACCAAAGAATGATACTCTATGCCACTCAGTAACTTCTTTCTTTTCTCCGCTTGCCTTATCTTTCCAACTATCTGTAGTGGCCACCGAAATCGTTGTTACGGCATCTCCGCTAGGAAGATACTTGGTTTCCGGATCTCTTCCTATATTCCCTAAAATTATTACTTTGTTAACTGACGCCATAATTACTCCAATAAAAAGTTAAAATCCATAATTCATACTAACCGCTTTAAATACCACACTCAAGAAATATCTTTAGTTTGTTGTATTATTGTTGAAATCGATTTGTTTAATCCACTCTTTTGCTAGTTCTGATGAAATAGCCCATTCGTGTGCAATACATTCAATAAGTGCAGCGTCATTTGGCCGCACTGGGGCATCTGAATCTTCTATCAGATAACAAACATAAAGTGGAATAAATCCAATCATTAAATTAAACTCCTAAAAAATGTTTCTTTTTCTTTTACATATTCAGAGAATTTATGGAGTTTTATAACCATATTATCAATAAATTCTTCGTCCCTTACAATTCTTGTTACAGTTAAATCTTTACCAATTTTCTCTAATGCCGGAACATAAATTACAAGATCAATCCATTTCCTGTTAGTAATCCACAATCCTCCCTGGCATTGATGAAAATACTCTCCGTTATCTCTTGATTTAAATAACTGTTCTATTTTTAAGCTATCAATTGGAGATTTAATTTCCAACAATCCATCATCTTCTACTATTCCGTCAGAACTATATAAATAACCGTAATCATCGACACATACGCCATTTTCAGTAACAAAAAATCCTGTTCTGGCCTCGTATATACGCCTGGCATGTACCTCCATCTCATGACCTCGGGCCAATATAAAAGACTTAACTGGGACGCCATAGGGTTCTTCGCTAATACGCTCCAATGACAGATCACAGGCATATTTTTTTGCTGCATCAGAATAATCTACCGTGTTTTCGCCGTTCAATGCTCTTGTAATAATCTCTGATGATGGAATTGCTTTATATCCCGCTTGTGTTGCCGCTTCTTTTTTCTCGATTCCAGATAACACTCCATCAACAAATTTCTTCTGTTGAATATTTAATCCACCAATTTCTTCACATATTGTACTGAACATACTCGCAGTCAATCGGCCACATCTCTCTTGAAACCATTCTGGAGATCCCTGTTCTACCGGAATAAATCGAAAACTCATGGCTTATTCTCCGCCGCGTCAATATCAGCAACAAATTCTTCTGCCGATTGCATATTATTTTCAGGCTCTACTATTTTTTCTTTCAATTTAGCCCGATGATTTTTAACTGCCTCCTTTAACTTAGCGTGTTCTTTAGGATATTTTACCAATTTTCCGTTATTATCTTTCCAAAATTTCAATGCTTCTGCATCATTTTTTGTTTCTAGCGCGGCCTTAATTAAAGGCTTAATATCTAACTTTTCCTCTACTGGCTTAACGAATTCAATTCCTTCATCTCCCTCAGTATTTAAATAATTAATTGCACGGTCCAGCCTATCGGTTTTAGGCCAATATTTGTACGCTTGTTTAACGCAAGTTTTCTTAATCATTTCTTCCGGATCTGTTGCCCACGGACCGCTCTTATTCTTCTTAAATGCCTCGCTACGGTCACGAATATCAAACACTGACCCGATATCCATCGTATGGGTTAAATAGTCTCCTTTATCTGTTTTAACGACTACATAGACGCCAATAATCTCACCGCGATTTTTATCGAATGGATTATGTTTATGTGTCGGAAGTTGGTCTAATCTGTTTAATTCAAAATTATCATTTTCATAAACAATTTTAGCCTGACCCCACATAATTGAGCCAGACAGGAGCGCCAAATCTAATAAGCCGAGAAAACCAATATCCAGACAAATAGCCCCTTTTCTTGGGACAAGATATGCCTGTTTTTTAGCAGGATTTAAACTCAATCCAACCGCTGACAAATTAGTTACCGAATTAATAACTGATTGTTTATTTTTAAGCGCAACTTGAAGAGAATATTCATTATTCGAAAAATGTTGAATAGCAAATGCCGCTTCTTTTTCAAAATTAATTGATTTATCAGAAAGTACAGAATTAAAATCTGATTTTGATGTATAAATACATTCTGTTATTAATTCTAAGTCATTAGACATTTACTTCTCCATGAGTTTTAAATACAACTCAATACTACCAAACATATCGTGTTAATTGAAGTATTTAGTTAAAAACGTTGTATTTTTGATGAAAAAGTGCATTAATGCTTGCTTCGTTATTTGATTGTGGTAAATTTGAATTAAATGTTTATGGGGGTTAATATGAATAACTTGGAACCTGATTGTCTTGCTATAATTACTTTTAGCTACAAAGGAAAAAATATAGGTAAAATTGTAAAAGTCATTAAATTTGTTGGCAAAATGGACGGCCCATTTTATGGGCTGCATCTCGATTGGTGGCAAATTGAGCCAACGCCACAGTTAATTATATTAGAACAATATGTCGGAAAAGATATAGCCCATCCTGGAAAGTACATGCGTAAAATATCACCACCATTAAATAAATTAATTCCAGATCCCATTGAAAATGACATTGAGGAAAAGGTATGAGGCGTACTTTCATACTAATAAATAATGATATTCGGCGTAATTGTTGGGAATATATTAAAACTTGTCCTGATGATTATAAAGTTACAATTGCGCCAATGACTAGAAGCTCGGGGCAAAATGAAAAATTTCATGCATTATGCGGCGATCTCGAAAAATCAAATATTTTATTCTGTGGTAAAAAAAGAAATTTAGAAGACTGGAAAGCAATTTTAGTGTCTGGTCATGCAAAAGCCACTAAAATGGAAAATGAATTAGTTGTTGGTATTGAAGGGGAGATTGTTGCTATGCGTGAATCTACGGCGTCAATGAGTGTGGCTAGAAGTAGTAGTTTAATCGAATATACGATGGCCTATTGTCAAATAAACGGAGTGAAAAATAATGGCTGAGTGGATTGAAAAATAAATGATCAAACCTAAGAAATGTAAAGTATGTTTGAAAAATTTTACCCCTAGAAATAGTATGGTAAAAGTTTGCAGTATTGATTGCTCGATGCAATATGCTGCAACTGAACGAATTAAAAAAAACAGGTTAGAATTAGTCAGAGAGAAAAAACATTCTAAGGCTAATGATAAATCATGGCAGTTAAAAGAAACAGAGAAGGCTTGTAATACATACGTTAGATATCGGGATAGGTATCTTGGATGTATTTCGTGCGGTAGGACAGATTCTAAATTTCCCTTTCATTCAGGTCACTTCCTAGCAGTAGGAAGTCATCCAGAATTAAGATTTGAAGAATTGCAAATAAACAAACAATGTATGCAATGTAATGTACACAAGTCGGGCGCTCAATCCTCATATAGGATTGGTTTGATTGAAAAAATAGGATTAGAAAAAGTTGAATGGATTGAGGGACCACATGAACCAAAGCATTATACCATACCAGATTTAATTGAAATACGAAAACATTATCAAGATAAACTTAAACAATTGAAAGATAAAAATGCTAACTGAAATAATATCTTGTGATGAATGTGGCGGCCCATGTTCAGATAGATGGAAAAATAGAGAGGGTATAGTGCAGCTTCCCAATTTAGGTAAAAATCTCACCGCTGTTTTGATTGCGCCAACAAAAGAACGAGGAAAGCGTTATTCTTTCGCGCATGATATTTGTGAAAGT